GCTCGACATCGAGACGAAGCACGCGAGCAAGGCCACCCCCGCGGACCATCCGGTCGAGACGGGCGCGACCATCACGGATCACGTCCGCGTCGAGCTCGAATCGGTCACGCTCAACGCCTTCGTGACTAACTCCCTGATCGACCCCATGCCCGACCACATGGGCGGCGCGCAGTCGCAGCCGCAGGTGCTCGGGCCCGAGGGGCAGACGTTCCAGGTCGCCGGGTTCACGCAGCCGGTCGACCGGGTGCAGCTCGTCTTCGACGCGCTCCGCACCCTGCAAGCGAGCCGGCAACCCTGCACCGTGATCACGGGCCGCAAGCGTTACGAAAACATGATCCTCGTTGATGTCCAGTGGCCGGAGAAAGCGACCGAGGGCGCCGAGGTCACGATCGAGGCGCGGCAGATCCGGATCGCGACGACGCGCACCGCCGAGGTCACGCGCCCGCGCATCGTCCGCGCGCACCGCGACGGCAACGCGGGAGCGCAGGCGACGCAGGCGCCAGCACCAGCGGACCCGCCGCAGCCGCCGCAGCCGTCGCGCTCGGCCTTCGCGTCGCTTCTCGACTTCATCGGAGATTGACGTGGCCGAGCTCCTCATCCCGATCCCCGACATCGTCCGCGAGACCGGGAACGCGCGCTTCCGCGCGAAACTCGACGGCGTCGACTTCAACGTCCGGCTGCTCTGGAACTCGCGCGCCGAGACGTGGTCGCTCGACCTCTACGACGTGGACCTCGAGCCCATAGCCACCGGCATCGCGCTCGTTCCGTGGTGGCCGATCCTCGACCTGCTCACGGACGACCGGCGCCCGCCAGGCGAGCTCATGCTGTACAACGCGGACCGCTCGACCACGAACCCAACGCTCGCTGACCTCGGCATCCGCTCGCGTCTCGTCTACTACGAGGCCGAGACGTGACGACCCTTTACGGCCGCGAAGCCGAGCTGCGCGTCGACGACCTCGTGCTCGACGGGCTCCGGTTCACGTTCGCGATCGAGCGGTCGCTTCGGCCGACGCCGAGCAAGGCCGAGATCCACGTCTTCAACCTGAACCCCTCGCACCGCTCGCAACTCGAGACGGCGGGCGGCGTGTCGTGCTCGCTCCTCGTCGGCTACCGCGGCGCGAAGCACCTCATCTTCCGCGGCGACCTCCGCAACGCCTCGAGCACCTACGAGATCCCCACCTGGGACACGAAGCTCGACGGCGTCGACGGGGGCACGCGCACGCGCACGGCCCGCGTCGCGCGCAGCTACCGGCCAGGGACGACCTTGTCCACCGTCTTCGGCGACCTCGCCGACGCGCTCGGCGTCGGGCGCGGGAACGTCGCCGAGGTCACGGCCGGGATCTCGTTCGCCGATGGCCCGGACACGTTCGTCGACGGCGCGGTGATGACGGGGGCCGTTCGTCGCAGGCTTGACGAACTCTGCCGCGCGTGCGAGCTGGAGTGGTCCATCCAGAGTGGGACGCTCCAGCTCCTACCCCTTGGCCGCGCTCTCGCTGGTTCGGCGCTCGTCCTCTCGGCCGACTCCGGTCTCGTCGGCACCATCGCCCGTGAGAAGCGCGACGCGATCAAATTCAAGACGCTCCTGATCCCCGACCTCTTCCCAGGCCGCCTCGTCCGCCCCGACACGGCCACGATCCGGGGCGGTGACTACCGCGTGACCCGCGTCGCGTACAAGGGCGACACGCACGGCGCCGAGTGGTACTGCGAGGCGCAGGCGGAGCCCCTATGACCAACGACGTCCGCCGCTCCGGTTCCCCTGACCTCGCCGACACGATCCGCGAGGTCATCGAAGCACGCCTGCGCGACCTGCACACGGCGCTCCCCGGCGAGGTCCTTGCCTTCGATGCGGCGACGCAGACGGCGACCGTGCGCCCGACCGTGTGGGCCGCCGTGCTCGGCGAGGACGGGCGCTACGTCAACGAGCCCCTGCCCGAGATATACGACGTCCCGGTGATGTTCCCACGCACCGCAGCCGGGTACATCACGTTTCCCCTCGTCGCCGGTGACACCGTGCTTCTCGTCTTCTGCGAGCGGCCGATCGGCCAGTGGCGCTACACCGGGCGCGACGGCTCGCCGGGCGACCAGAGCGCGCACGGCCTCGGGTCCGCAGTCGCGATCCCCGGCCTCTTCGCGAACAAGGACAAGCTCGCGGCGAGTGCGTTCCCGGGGGCCGGGATCATGGTCGCAGCTGGCGCGAACGAGACGCGGCTCGGGGCCGCGACGGCGTCGGCCTACGTGGCCCTCGCCTCGCTCGTGGCGACCGAGCTCGGGAAGATCCAGACCACGCTCGGCACCGGCAGCAACAGCGGCGGCGCGGTCGTCTTCGGGACGCCCTACGTGCCCGCGTCGGTGGCCGCGACGAAGGTCAAGGCGGTCTAGGGTCCGCCGCAGATCGCTTGCTGGCGAGCACCCGGCGAGGACGAGGAGGGCGAGGGCGAGGGCGAGGCGCATGGGGCCAGCGCAGCGCCTCCCCTGACGCCGTGGCCAGGTGCGCCCATGATCGGCGCATGGACATCGCGCTCGACCCCGACACCGGCGACGTGCTGCTCGACGCGGCGGGCAACTTCGCCACCGTCACCGGGCGGGACGCCATCGCGCAGCACGTCCGAATCCGGCTGCTGCACTACCTCGGCGAATGGTTCCTTGACCAGCGCGAGGGCGTGCCCTATTTCGAGAGCATCCTGGTCCACCACCCGGACCTCGCAGCGGTCGAGGAGGCATACCGGCGGACCATCGCCGAGACGCCAGGGATCGCGAGCGTCCGCGACCTCGTCCTCGACTTCGACCGGCGCTCGCGCACCCTCACGGTCACGGGCTCGGCCGTGACCACGGACGGCGAGACCATCACGGCGGCTGACTTCTCGCGGCCCTTCGTGCTCACCCTCCGGAACTCGGCGGACGACCCGGCCCTGACGTAGCGCGCCCCCTCGCGCGACGGTCGGGGCATGGCCGGACTCACCGCGGAAGGCTTTGAGGCCAAGTCGCTGCAGGCGATCCTCGACGAGATCGTCGCGCTCGAGCGCGCCCTGATCTCGCAGACGTTGAACACGTCGACCGATTCCGTGGTCGGGCAGTTGAACGGCATCTTCGCGGCGAAGCTGCGCGAACTCTGGGAGCTTTCGGACGCGCTTTATCAGGGCTTCTTCACCGACTCGGCGACGGGTCGGATGCTCACCTTGCGCGCGGCCATCACCGGCACGACCAGGCGCGCGGCGACCGCGTCGCGTGTGACGGCGACGGTCAACGTGGACCCGGGCACCTACGCGATCGGCGCCCTCGTCGCCTCGGTCGACGGCTCGCCCGCGTCACGCTTCGTGAACCTCGAGGCCGTCACGAACGGCGGCGCGGTCGCGGACGACTACGACGTCACCTTCGAGTGCGAGGAGACGGGCCCAGTCATCGCGAACGCGGGCACGCTGACCGTCATCGCGCAGGCCGTCTCGGGCTGGAACTCCGTAACGAACGCCGACGACGCCGTGCTCGGCGAGGTCGAGGAGACCGACGCGGAGCTGCGCATCCGGCGCGAGGACGAGCTGCGCGCGGCGGGCTCGACGAACGTGGACGCGATCCGCGCCGACCTGCTCCGCAACGTCGACGGCGTCTCGCGCGTCACCATCCTCGAGAACGACACCGGCACGACCGACGTCAACGGCGTCCCGGGCCATTCGATCGAGGCCATCGTCTACGGCCCCGCGTCGCCCACGGCGGACGACGATCAAGCGGTTGCCGAGCAAGTCTTCGAGACGAAGGCCGCAGGTATCGGCACCTATGGCAGCACGACCAAGACGGTGGTCGACGACCAGGGGACGTCGCACTCGGTCAAGTTCACGCGCCCGACGTCGCTGCGCGCATACGCCTGGGTCACCATCGTCGTCGACCCGGACACCTACGCCGGAGACGCAGCGGTCAAGGCCGCGATATCGGCCGTGGCCGACGACTTCGGCCCCGGCAACTTGCTCCGTTGGACCCGGGCGATCGGCGCCCCCTACACGGTCGCCGGCGTGCTCGCGGTCACGGCGTACGGCCAGAACACGACCGGCACGCCGAGCGGTTCGCAGACCGACATCACGCCCACGATCCGGCAGATCGTGTCCCTCGCGACGGCTGACGTAACGGTGACGGTGACCTGATGCCGTTGCCGCTTCCCATCCCTGGCCCCTTCGACCCGGCGAGCGTCGCGGCCTTCGCGCCGCTTGCGTACGAGGACGACCACGAGGGCGCGGCGATCGATCTGTTCCTCGAGCAGTTCCGCCCGCGCGCGGTCATCGGCGACCTTCTCCGGTCCTCGGTCGCGCAGGTGCAGGACCTCGAAAATACGATCTGGGGCGTGCTGCTCTCGACGGACCTCGACCTCGCGCAGAACGCTCAGCTTGACGGCCTCGGGCTGCTCGTCGGCGAGCCTCGGCGCGACGAGCTCGACCCGGCCTACCGGCAACGGATCAAGGTCCGCATCCTGGTGAACCGGAGCAACGGCCGACACGCCGAGATCCTCCGCATCCTGACGATGTACCTCGACGTCGACTCGGGCGCTGGCACAGTCGAGCTTCGCGAGAGCGGCCCCGGCGCGCTCGCGCTGAACGTCTACACGACCCCGACGAGCCCGGCCGAACTCCGGAACCTCGCCTACACGGTGAAGCCCGGCGGCGTGAACCTCGACGGGCGCTACGAGACGAGCACCTCGCGCCCCTACCGCTTCGGCTGGAGCGGCGGCGCCATCACGGGGCAGACGGTGAGCAACGCGGACGGCTGGAGCGGGGACGACTCTTACGGCGGCCTCATGGCAGCGAGGATCTGAAATGCCACTTCCGACACCACCCACGAACCCGATCCCGACCATCGCCACGGACACGAACTACAACGATCCGGGCAAGGATTGGGACGGCACTCCGACGAAGACGGCGCCGACAACGGCGATCGAGCAGCAGGGGTACACGCCCGAGGACCCGCGCCCGGCTGACGTGGACAACTGGCTCTTCGCGACGATCGCAGACTGGCTCACCTACATCGTTGACTACCTGACGTACCTCGCCGAGTCGTTCCCCGCGTCCTCGACCGACAACGCGATCGCGCGCTTCGACGGGACCACGGGAAAGAAGGTCCAGAACTCCGGCGTCGTCGTCACCGACTCCGCGCACGTCGACTACGTGACGCCGAAGTCGGAGACGATCTTTCGCGCCGTCTGGGATCCGTTCGTCGACACCGCCGCCGCTCAGCCGTGGGTGCAGAGCGTCGTCGGCGCGTGGTCGACCTCGAACGTCGCGAGCCAGCAGAACACGATGGCCGTTCCGCTTCCGGGGCTGCGCACCGGGATGACGATCACGGGCGCGGGCGTCTGGGTCGGCCCCGGCGCGGCGCGCACGGCGACGAATCGGATCTCGGTCGAGCTCTTCCGCCTCGACTACGCGGGCA